AGTTACTTTTTTGTTAATGAGTTTTTCGAGGTTTTTGTTTTTGACTTTATAGCTTCCAGATAGCGTTTTGTGAGTGAATACGTTAGCCCTGATGGGTTCGATGGATGGAGAAGTTCCCCCACAAATAATACTGGAACTAGCATTAGGTGCAACAGCAAGGAGATGGCAATTCCTAAGACCAGAATTAGAAATATCAGGAGCTTCCCCCCGTAGTACAGCAAGTCTTCGAGATGCATTGACAGCAGCTCCCTTGATGAACTTAAATAATTTATAGTTGATTCCAGTCGAGAAGATTCCCTCAAAGGGAATGTTTTGATTCTGTAAATAAGAATGAAAACCCATTGCTCCAAGACCAATAGACCTTTCACGATAGGCTGAATAAGCAGCTTTTGTAAAACCTTCTTTGCCTTCTTTAATATGTTTTTTAAATCTCTCATAGTTTGCATTATAACCTCCAAGTGAATTTAAATCGACTGCATTTTCAATAAAGTGTTCTAGTACATTGTCAAGCATAGTGACTAAATCATCAATAAATTTTTCTTCCTTAGACCATTCATCAAAGTGTTCAAGGTTAACACTTGACAAACAACAGACTGCAGTTCTTTCTTCATTAGTAGGTAAAGTTATTTCTGAACATAAGTTGCTTTGTTTTACCTCTAAACCTAAATCTTTTTGTCCTTGTGGTAGAGCATCATTACAATTATCTATATTAACAATATAAGGCTCTCCAGTTTCTGCTCTAGCATCTAATAGTTTAGACCAGAGTTCTCTAGCTTTTATAATCTTAACAGCTTCATTTGTTTTCGGGTCAATCAATCGCCAATCGTCATCTTCTTCTACAGCTTTTAAAAACGCATTAGTTATATTAACTCCATTATGTAAGTTCAAACATTTTCTATTTACATCACCACCAGATTCTTTTCTCATAACCATAAACTCTTCAATCTCTGGATGTGATATATCCATGTAAGCAGCATAGCTACCTCGTCTAGTTACTCCTTGATTAAAAGCTAACATCTGAGAGTCTACTACTTTCATAAAAGGTATTGAGCCAGTAGACTTACTACCATTACTTGTAGGTATACCATCACTTCTAACATCGCCCCAATAACCACCAATACCGCCACCAGAACTAGCTAACCAAATGTTTTCATCATAGTGGCTAGATAAACCTTCACGATTATCAGGAACATAATTAAGAAAACAACTGATAGGTAATCCTCTAGTTGTACCACCATTAGAAAGAATAGGGGTGGAAAACATAAACCAAAGATTAGAAACATAATTATAAATTCTTTGAGCCATGTCAAAGTCGGTTTCTTCTTTAAATGTAGAAACAAATACTGAAGCTCTAGCAAAAGCTTCTTGTGGCGAGGTTTCATTTTGCCATAAGTATCTATCTTGAAGAGTATCTAAACTAAACTTGTCTAGTTTTTTATCTCTGTCATAGTTTATAATTATTCCTAAATAAGGATGTTCACCCTTTTTTTCCATTCTTTTCCTCCAATCTTAAAATGTAAATTGCTATCATTGTATAGTGTATAATCTTTAGTAAGTCATCAATATTCTTACCATCTTTTTTACCAAACCTCATAGCATATTTCATAATGTTGCCCATAGCAAACCCTTCACCATAACCAGCATCAAGTATCATGTCAGTAGCTTGATATTTTCCATGTGAATAGTGCTTATCATAAGTACCATCAACATAATGTTCTATCATTTTTAAAATAACTTTTTCATCAAATTTATAATTCATTGTCTTTCCATTCATCAGGTAAATTGCCTTCATAAAACCAACGGAAGTCATTAGACTCTGCCCATTCAGCATGAGTTCTTTTACTGCCGTCTCTTCTTTTCTTAGCTTGAGGCATAGGAGCATAAGGTTTCTGAAAAAAGAAAACCAGTTCAACATTGTCAGGTAAAGCATCACGAATGTGAATGTATTTACTGTACTCTGCGTAATCCCAAAATCTGCCCTTAGCTTCAATTAAGATAACCTTTTCGTCATCAAACACTCTGACAAAATCAGGTTCGTATTTCTTAGGAATATTATAACTAACCGTATCGTAATGATGCAGCCACTTGTTAAATAATCTTTGATGTATTTCGTATTCCCAATGACTATCATAGCCTCTAGGAACACCTGCCTCTTTCTTAGGTCTTGGTTTTCTTGGTTTTCTTCTTGCCATTTTTCTTCACAGTAGAGTCATAGTTCTTAGCAAGTTTCCAATACTCTAAAATATTATTAAACATTCCTAAGTGTTTAGTGTGCGATTCTTTATCCCAAACATGATACAAAATAATTTCAGTATCTTTTCTGTCTACAAAAATAGATACTCGTTCTGCTTTCTTAAAGCCACAACCTTGAGCATAAGCTGAAAGTTGCATACCATGTTCATCGTAAACTAATTTAGCAGGGTCTTTGCCTTCTAAATTATCTTTAGTTTTAAAGTCAATAAATATTCCTGATTTAGAATACAAATCAACTTTACCACCATAGCCTTGTGTAGCACAAAAAGAATCTTCTGCTACCCAATCTTCATTAGGAAAAGTTTCATCTAACCATTCTTTAATAATTTCGTATGGTTTAGTTTTCTCTTTACCTAAGAAACCTCTTTCAATCATGCCATGTATTTTAGTACCTTGTTCTGCAGCTTCAATACTAATCTTTTTAGAGTCGTGTTTACACCTAGCAGAAAACTCATCAAGCGATTCGTTCTCATATCTTTCTAAAGATAGTGCTGAGTTTAGAGCCTGATTTATTTTCCAGTTTTCTAAAGAGGGTTTAGCTATCATACCAATAATTGTTGTGACAGAGGGTACTAAACCTAGTGTTTTAGCATCTCTTAATGTGGTATTTCTTTCTCTACCATTAGCACCAATGATAGTGTACATCGGCTCTCCTTCTTGAGTGTACCAATGACCTGATTCAGACGTGAACTTATTATAGTTGTCTGGTTTAATTAAGTCAAACTCTTCTTCGTTTTTATTACTTTTTGGTATCATCATCTAACTCCTTAAATGCTTTTATTACATCTGTTGAAAATAATTTAGGTAGATTAACTAAGAACATTCTACTAGCATTGTGGTCGCCACCACTTACAGTTTTAAAAGTATCTAATTTATCTACAATCTTTTTGAGTACATCAGTTTTAAAAACTAAAGTACAGTATTCTTCGTCTCCAATACAAAGGTTGTGAAACCAATAATCTGATTCAGTAGCACGAATACCAGAGGGTTTACCCCATGATTCATACTCAATACAAATGTTATTCGTACCTACCCATATATCTCTTTCTGATTTAACCTCAATCTTTTTATTGGTTAACATTTCTGCGATTCTATCTTCTCTGATAGAGCCGTATTGTAAATCAATGTCAAACTTCTTTCTATCTTTCTTAGTGGGTTTCACTCCAGTTCCCTCCAAGCTTGTACTCACCAGTCAAAGCACATCTCATGCCTAACTGCTTTCCTGCTTCTTCAATACATTCAACACCCATAAGACCAGTAAATTCTGCTATGTCTTCTTTAACTTGCATCTGCCATTCATCATGTATGTTAGCAACAAACTTAGCATCAAGTGTATTTAATTTTATTTTATTATCAAAGATACACATAGCTTTTTTCATGGCTATCGCACCCCCACCTTGTAGTAAAGTATTTAAAGCAGCATGTTCATGTCTAACATAAATCTTTCTACCGTCTAAACCTTTTAAGAATCCTCTTCTCGAAGCTTCTCGAACTCTGTTCGTAAGAGTTTCAAGTGATGGCAAGTTGGTAAGAAAACGTTCTCGAAGTCGCTTACCATCCTCTCTTTTTCCTCCAACCACTGTTCCAAGCTTTTCATCTCCAGCTCCGTAGATAAGTGCATAGATGAAAGTTTTTGCTTTATCTCTTGATTCAAGTCCTGCAAGTTCCTGATTTGTTTTGTGTATATCGCCATTAATAACCTCGTCAATATATTGTTCGTCATTCATGTAATGGGCTAACATTCTAAGTTCTAACCCACTAGCATCAATACCTAATAGTTTATAACCTTCTGGCACAATCCAACAAGCACGACAGTCTTCTCCATACGGACTATAAACTCCCGGA